CGCGGGCGACATCTTCCCAAGAAGCACTAGGGTTGCTCATACCTGCCCCTCCGCGAGCACGTAGCGCAGGATGCGGTATTCCCCGTCGGCCGACTTCTGCCGCATGAAGGACAGGGCGTAGAGCTTGCCCAGAAGAGAATCTAAAGGAAACTGCACCATCTCGATCTCCCTCGGCGGATCGGCGTACTTCGGCTCGGGCGGGATGTTGCTGATATCTAGACCGCACTCTGAGGTCACCAGATTACGGCCCGTAGCGGTCCAAGAGGTCACGTACCGATCCCCTCCACTGCTGTTTTCGTACCATCCGTGAATTGGATAGAGCCCACCGTTGTTGATTGAATAGATGCCAGCCTTCAAGCCATTGCGGCAGCGGACGGGCTTTGTTGGATCGAAAGTGTCGGTCATGGCAGCTCTCCTAGCACCGTGCTGTCTTTGTGTATGACGCAGGCTTTGCCGCAGTTCTCGTCCCACTCGGCGGACACGCCGCGCGAGCCGTCAGGGCACCGCGCAAAATATCGTAGATAGCCGCCATCCTTGAATCGCCAGATTTTGCAGCCGTCAATCACAGTCAGAAGATCGGCGCGAATTTCGCCATTTATCGTTTGCTCGGAACGGATTGGCTCCTTGTCACAACCCGCAATTATTAGTGCGAAGCTGGCGGCGATTAGCTTGGTGTAGATGGTCATGAACCGTGTTTTCCTACTCGTAGTCCATCGGTCTGACGCTCTTGCCCACGCGGTAGTCCACCTGCGGCCACCGCGACGGCGGGATGTGCGCGAACAGGCGATGACGGATGCGGCGCACGTAGCGCCGCGCCAGCCACCACAGCGCCCAGACGGCAGTCAGTGCCGCCGTGCCAACGACAATCGACAGCGCGAAGAGCCAAGCGTAGTCGGTCATGCTTCCTCCACCGGCGACCATGCGCCGTCAGTCAAGAGCTTGCGCAGGCGGGCGGTCTGCCATTGCCTTTCAGTGTTCATTGCAGCGACTCTTGCAGCGTCCCTTTCGGTCTTGGCTGTAGCATCGGCTGCGGCAGCCTCACCTGCGGCCAAAGCTGCGTTTTCTGCGGCCAACCGGACTCCTACGTCTGATTCGACCTCGGCGGCATCCTTTACGGCCAATGCGGCCCGTGCAGACGCCAGTGCGTGGGTGCCTCTAGCGGTCCCTGCGAACTCCATCGCAGTCCATGCGGCGGCCCTTGCGCCTACCAATGCCGCACCTAGGTCTAAATCCGCCACCAGTCCCAGCGCGTGTCGCCTCGCCATTCGCAGCGCCTCGCGGCTGCGCTCGTCGGTCAGCAGGTGCCATACACGCCCGGCACAGTCCACCGCGTAATGCCGCCACATTGCGCGGTACCTAGGCACCGTGCGCAGGCACCTCAGTGCATCATCCAGCCCGCAGACATCGAGCACCGTCAGCAGCGGCAGCGGCTCATCGTCCGCCCCCGTCTTGCCCAGATGCGACAGCAGATCCCGCCACTTATCAACGTATGGGACACACTCGCGGATTTTGTTCAGCGTGGTGCAGATCACGGCGGTGTGCTCGTTCGTGATCATGTGTAGTCCGATCCCAGCGCCCGCTCCATCTCCACCTCGATCAGCGTCCGCTGCTCCACCGTCAGCCCGGACCGATCCAGCAGCCCGTACAGCCGATCCACATCCCCCTGACTCAGCGGGTTGACGCCAGCAGCGATCAAGTCTTCACGAGCCTGCTTCTCCGCAGCCGCCAGCGCGTCCTCCTTCGCACAGTGCGCCTGCCAGCACCCGTCCACGTGCGTCAGCGCCGCGCTCAAGTCGTCCTGCAACAGCGTCAGCCCGGCATACTCCGCCTGCTTGATCGCCTCGATGATGCACAGCTCCGCGTGCGCCGCTGCGGGCATGTGGTGGTCGTGCATCGCCTTGTTCGCCTCCGCCCAGCGCAGCGCCAGCGCGCCCAGCTCGGCGGCGGCGGGGTCGATTGTGGTACTCATGGCGTCACCCCCTGCTCATGGTCGCCCGCCCCTTCCCGCCACGTCACGAACATGACCGTCGGCCTGCCATACGGCCTGAATTCGATCATGTCCCCGTAATCGGAACGCCTGCCGCGCACACCGGTAATACCGACGGCGGCCTTCGCCTTGCGCATCAACTCGCGCTGATAGGTGCGGTTAGCTTTGGCATAGCTGGCGGCATCGCCTTCGATGTAACCGTAGTGCGATAGGTCTGGCATGGTGACAACCGCAAGGTCAACCCAAGAATAGGCAGCTTCGCCGCAGAAGGTGTCCGTGTACTGGACGCTGTACTCGCTCATTTGAGCAGAATCAGTGGCGCAGATCATCAGCAATCTCCTCTCGCATAAGCCGACTCGGCTTAAGTTGTACCCGGGAGGATATGTTACACGCTTTTACAGCGCGACACAAGCCCTAACTTTTCTAGCCGTAAATCGACTCTCGGCGCACAATTTTTGGGCTGAACAGGCTGATGCCATCCTCGCTATCGAGCATCTCGTCAGAGAGCTGGAGGTCCATGTACCGCCGCATGTATTGGAGGGCTATCGTCGTGGAGCTGACTTGGTCGTTGAAGTCTGAATTCGGAAACTTGGCGCATTCCTCGATCAGATCAATCGCCCAGTTTCGATTGACATACCAGACCGCGCCTTTCTCCAATGGCAGAGAACTCATGTGCGCACGGTACACAAGATCTCCGACCACCTTGACAGGGACGATCGGCAAGCCCTTTCGGCGCAGCTCTTTGATCAAATCGTGTCCGCTGGCTTTCTTTTCAATCAAGATGCGGTCTGGCTTGAAAATCTTGTAAGCCTCCATCGCATCTTCTCGAAGCTCTGGGAATCCAAGGCGGCGCTTCATGCGCTCAAGCAGCATGGCATTCACGCGCTCGTCGCCATACGCGATCTTCCCGTTCTTCCCTTCCTTCATCTCGCGCTGGTAGAAGATTCCCCAAGTCGTGCGAACCGTAAAAGAATCCTGCTCGCCTTCCTCGAAAGCCGTGTCGTATGCCTGAATGATCTCAACGAACTCCGGCAGGGGCCGCTCCTTGGATCGGTAATCGTTGTGCCATTCTGGCCACTCCCAGCGACGCCACCAACCGCGCTTGAGGATCAGGCCGCCAGCGCCCTCGGGCTGCTGCTGGTATTGCGCGTTCCATACGCGAGCTGTCGTGCCTTCCTTCTCGGCTTGAGCCGTGTTTGCATCAAAGCGATCCGGGCACAGCAGGGAATTCGGTTTGACTCTCGGATCTCGAAATATCGGCTCGCCTTCCGGCCCCTTGCCGCGATTTCTGAACGTGACGCACCTGCGCCCCGGATCGAACTCCATCGGCAAGCACAGATGAACCCAGTTCTTCTCCTCCCTCGCGAGGATATGTCCGAAGATGTCGCTGTCGTGCGTGCGCTGCCCGACGTACACCCTGCGCGCCTTGTTGGGATCGTTGAAGCGCGACCTGAAAGCGCCATCGTGCCACTGTATCGTCGATCTGCGGATCGTGTCTGACTCAACCTGCATCGCGTTGTGCGGGTCATCGAGGATATGAACGTCTCCTCCCAGACCAGTCGTTTTCGATCCCACCGAAATCGAGATGCGGTGACCGCCCCGCGTGTTGGCGAATCGGTTGATGCGGTTCTCGTCCTGTAACAGCGTAACCGAGTCCCCAAACCGTAACTGATACCAGTCACTCTCGATCAATCGACGCATCTTCTGTGCGTCCTGATTAGCCAGATCCGCCGCATACGACGCCGTCAGAAATTGCATCTCAGGCTGGTCTGCCCACCACCATGCGGGCCAGCACACACTGACCAACGACGATTTGGTCATGCGCGGCGGGACGTTGATCATCAATTGCTTGATGTCGCCCAGCGTGACGTAGGCAAGATGCTCCGCAATGGCGTCAATGTGCCACGACGGAGTAAAAGGTTTAGGGTCTACAAGGTGCCACGCCTTGCGGATGAACTTGCGCAGATCACGGCGACAGGTTTCTGCCGTGACTTGCGTATAGCGCTGTGTCGCGATGTGCGCTGGATCAGGGGTCAGCAGCCCATGAGCGCCGCCGAGTGATACCACCCGTGGTTCCTACTCAACCGCCCGCTATCGGGGGCGTGTTACAAACGCTTCGGCCCTCCCGTGCGCAGCTCTTCGCGGCGACGGGAGATCTTTTCCGCGAGCGTCACTGGAGGCGCGGCCGGGACCGCATTGGATCGAGCTGCCAAACGACGGTCGATCGGCGCTAATGCTCGACGCAGCTCTTTGATCTGGCGTCCCATTTAACCGGCCTCCAAGACAGCTCCTGCGGCCAATTAAACGTCAGTCTGACTTGGCGGGTCAACAATAGCCTTCCCGGCATCCGTCAAATACAGAAACCGGGTAGCCTGATCTCTGGCCACAAGGCCCTGAGCCTGCATTCTCTCCAGCCGCTTCGCGTCTGCGACCCGACTGAGCTGAACCAAGTTTTCCCGCCTAACCTTGTCCAGCAGGAACTTGTCCCGGCCATCCAGCCGTATCACCACCTACGCGGCGGCTCCTTGGGCTCCTCCTTGGGCTTGCCTTTCTTCTTGCCAGTCACAGCCTCGTCCACGATGTCGTCGATGGCCTGTCGGCGTCGCAGGCCCCCCAGCGGGACAGGCGGAGGCGTGTCTTTGGTCTTGCGATTGCTCATCGGCGTTCTCCAGAAACTAGCCGAGGTAAAGACTACATCAAAAGACCGACTCCACAAAAGGACGCAGCTCCAAGTCCTTCCGCAGATACAACGGGTGCTTCGGTGAACCGCCGACATTTTGCCCAAGGCACACCGGATTGATCCCAGCCATCACGAGATTGTCCAGAACCTGCAAATCCCAGCGGATGATTCCATCCCGCCTTAGCCTGCCGTGGTTGCCCCATGCCACCACGACCGTTTTGGCCTTGCGCGCCACCTCCAGAATCCAACGCGGATTGTTCGGCATCCCGATCGGCTCAATGTGCGGCCACAGAAGATGCGACGGGTCCGTCGAGCGATACGAAAACAGATTGGTCACGGCGAAAGAGCTGTACCCAAGCTCCAAGGCGCGGGATTGGCATCGGCCTACCGTGGGGTCGTTTTTGAAAGCATCTGCGGTTGACGGATTGAGCATCAAAAAATTGATCATGCCTCCGCCACCATCGTTGAATTTTCGATGCAGCAAATACCTGTAACGCATGCACTCGGAAAACACGGCGAATGACTCGATGCCGTTTGAATGATCCGTTTGCAGCGTCTCCCCGATTTCCAGATCGAAGCTACCGACGCTCATTGACCTTTTTTTGCAGCAACATGCTTAGCCTTTCCGCGCGCTCGTACTGCTCTCGCACGACTACCCGCAGCTCTTCGACCAGAGAGTCCAGTTCTTCGCGCCGCAGCTCTCTTGGCGGTTGGGACATGAGCCGATAATTGTTGAGTAGATATTTCACGCTTCATTCCTCGCAACATCCTGTCCATGCAAATCTTCACTGGAAGAACGTCGCATCCGCGAACCGCCATGCCGTAGTGAACCTGACCAGAGTGATCCACCGCAACGAGGGCCATAGACCTCGTTGACATGAGTTTCTCGGAACAGTGCCTGATGGTGTCTGAAATTCTCCAGCGCCTCATTACAACCGTTTCCATACCGGGGATTGCAGGTCTCACTTGAAAAGCCGTTTGGTCGAGAAAAGCACGTATGCCCAGCAAGCTGTTGCATAACAACCCATGACGAACGATATCAACCAAAACACGATCGTCGTGGCGTGCGGGTGCGAGGAAACCGCAAACCCAGCGAAAAAACTCAATATGGAGATGGTCAGGCAAACAAGTCCGCAGTCTCGTGCGAAACTGCGCGTTTTCGCTCGATGGCTCTCAACATCGCGGCGTCGAACCGCTCCTTGCCAAACATCTCCCGCCCCCTGCTTTGCCATGTCTTACCTCTATACGGCCCGCGCATGATGCGCGCCTTGTACCCTTTGCTGACCACCAGATCAGCAAATCCATCTACGAACCTTTCTTTCGCTTGAAGCTCGGCCGCATCCATCGCGGCATCGACCTCGTTCATCACTTCGATGCTGTCGTAGAAATCGACGCGGTTGAATCCTCGCGTCGCTTCGCTTGGGAGCCTTTTCCGCTGTCGCCTCATTGCGCCTCGATCACTTGCTTCGGAAGGTATTGTTCGAGTTCTTGTTCCATGCGTTCCAGAACATCCATCGGTACTTGACTCAAGTCGAGCTTCATATGCAGGTGTCGATGCCTGTGCTCAAGAATGACTTTCTCGCTGAACATGCCCAAGTGCCTGCCAAGCTTGAACAGCTCGTTGCTCTTGTCGTAGAACTCGTATGTCGCGGAGCCGTCTTTGTTGAGCTGCATGGACTTGATCGCCGCAGCCTGATCTCTCGTCAGCTCGTCTATCCGCTTGAACCTGTACTGGCGTTTCCCATTGACCTCGTCAATCACTACGTAGTCTTGGATGTTCGCAAAGGCGATCTTCGCGATCTCCTCGAACACAGCTTGCTGGTCTATCGCAACGACCTTGGCGTTCTGCTGCACTTGGATTTTCTGGTGCCAATCAATGTAGTCACGATAGCGGCGCAACACGGCAGTCCCGTGCGACGAGGGCCAGCCCTTCGACATGCCAGCACGAGCCGCCGCCGCCTGAATGCTGAAATCCTTCAGGTACTCCTGCAAAAAACGGAGCGTCCTACCCTTGGGCTGCCGCCCTTTGTATGGCGGGATATCGCTCGGAACGACAAGGCTTGCATCTTGTTTTGTCATGTGTTAGGCTTGCTTCATGTAGTGCTTGACACCGGTTTTTTGCTTGTGTTAGGCTTGTTTCATCAGCTACAGGAGACGCCCCAATGATTATCGAAACGCTCAAGAAAATTCACCCCCTCGCAATCTATGCGTTCGGGTTCGTCGATGCCGTCGTCACGGCAGCGGTCGTGTACTGGATCATCTACTAACCCAGCTCGAAGCCGGTCGGGCCTTCCACCGAGGGCTCTTCCGGGTTCGCGTTGAACCAAGCCGAGCTGCCCGGAGATAGGCAGAGGAGAACTGCAATGAAAACCGGAATGTCCCTTGTCCAGATGGCCGAAACCTTGATGGCTCAGGCCGAGCAGAAGCGCGACTATGTCGCCCCCACCGGCAGCCTGACCATGAGCCCGGACGCCAAGCGCGTTGCCATCGGCACGGCCGCAGAAGGTGCCCTGACCCGCCACGCTGAACGGCAGCTCGCCGCCAAGCTGGAGATCCCCGTGGCGTTCTATGATCGCCTGCGGGACCGTCACCCGGATCTGCTCAGCAACACCGTCAACACCCTGTTCCAGCGCGAGCCACAGAAGGTCATGGTCCGCACGCTGAACGACAGTGTTCGGGCGTTCGTGTCGGACCGCTTCCGCCCCCTCGACAATTTCGATCTGTTTCAGGCAATCGCCCCGGAACTGATCAACATGGGCGCGCGGGTCGAGTCCTGTGAGCTGACCGAGACCAAGCTGTACATCAAGGCGCTGGCCCCGTGGCTGGACCGTGAGCTGGCCATGCCGCCGGGCCTCCAAATGGGTGTCGGCAACAACATCTTCACCCGCAAGGTCATCGGCGCGATCACGATCTCGAACTCCGAGGTCGGCGCGGGCGCGCTGTCCATCAGCCCGGCCATCTTCGAGCGTCAATGCACGAACCTCGCCGTGTTCAAGTCGGACGGCTACGGCAAGCTGCACGTCGGCAAGGCCCTCGGCGGCGATGACGTTCAGCAGTACCTGTCCGACGAGACCAAGCGGCTGTCGGACGCCGCTGTCTGGGCTCAGGCCCGCGACGTGGTCAAGGCGACCCTCGACGGCCGAGTGATCGACCAGATCATCGCCAAGATGGAAGCCGCGCGCGGTGACGTGATCGAAGCCAACCCGACCGGCGTCGTGGAAGTTTTCGCCAAGCGCAATCGCTTCACCGAGGAGGAGAAGGGCGATCTGCTGAAGCATCTGGTAGGCTCGGGCGAGATGACCCGGTACGGCCTCCAGTGGGCAGTGACCCGGATGGCCAACGACGCCGCCGACTACGACCGGGCGTCGGAACTCGAACGCCTCGGCGGTCAGGTGATCGAGCTGAGCAAGACCGAATGGAAGGAGATCGTCAAGGCGGCCGCCTGATTGTTTGAAGCTGACAGATGCCGGGGCGCTCGTGGCCCCGGCCTTTTTCCGGTGACCATCATGACCTCCAACGAATACCAAGAGCTGGCCCAACGGAAGGTCAACGAGGCTTTTAACCTGACCGCCGCACAAATCGCCCGCGAGCAGGCCCGCGCCATCATCGCGTACATCCAGAAAAAGATCGAAAGCGAACCCAACCCGAGCGAAGACATGCAGGATACGCTGGAACTGTGGCGTCGCATTTACCTGATCCAAGACGAAGCCTGCGGCCGTCATCAGAACAGTCTCGAACGGATCGAGATGGAAATGCTGAAGTATTGACGCACCCCCCGGCGTGCGGGCCGGGGGACGCGGCGCGGGGGAAGAGGAGAACTCATGCCTCGAAGTGGGTACAACGAGCCCGCGCATCGCGACACTACCCCACAACCTCGGCCCAAAGCAAGTTCGCCGTGTAGTCTGGGACCAGCTCCCAGACGCTGATCTTGACCGCCCCTCCCGCAACGACCGGGCCGCGCCGCACCTCGATCTGATCCACCTGAGAGTCGTTGTTGAACAGGTTGGCGTGCTGCAATGCGTCTTCCAGCACCTTGATGCGATTCGAGATGTCCTGCTCCCGGTTAGACCTCGGACACACCACCATGCGGTAGGCGATCCTGCCGGTAGATCGGTGGCATTTTTGATGCTCCAGAAGTGACGCCTTGACCAGCTCTTGGTATTCACGAGCTTCATGGCTGACGTAGGTCACTGCGGTAAGCCCTCCGTATCTGGATCGGATGGCCTTGTGACGCCAGTAAACGTTAGCACTGGGAGGAAGAGGAAGGGTGAATCCCGCAAGAAGCGTTCGACCCGGGCGCGAACCGTCCAAGGCGCTTCCCGGTAGGCCAGCCTCCATACCGAGTAGCCCAGCTCCGATGAAATCTTGTTGAGCATCATCACTTGGCTTCCCCATCTCTCCTCCCAGCTATCCACCCCACCATTGATCCGGCAATCGATCCCAAACTCTCCGACGTGCCAGTCATGATGCAGCGGAATCTGAAGCGCGTCATTCTGCTTCTGCCCGACGCCCGGGGTGCCAAAAGGAGAAGCCGCCATCGAGCCGCCTCGGCAATGATGCAGCGTCACGGGGCGCTGTCCAGTCACCGAGCACGGCATTGCCCGCAATGCCTTCAGGTGCTCGGCTAGGGAAGGCAGCGGCTCTTGTTGGCCCCAAAAGATCAATGCACGACCCCAGCCTCGGAGTCCACGAGATACCCGTAGCGACTCGCCATCTCAATCCTCTCCCCAACAGTCAGGTGCCTGCGCATCCAATCCTCGAAGCAGTCCCTGAGATTGAAATTGTCTTCGACCGAAGTCGGGTTGCGCAGCGCAGTGTCGTAATACTCGATGACCTTCTTCGACAGCGGATCTCCTCGCCGCGCCAGCTCGCCGATGTTCGGGCCGTAGATGCGTAGCACCTCCTGCACCTTGCTCCAGTCCCATTTCCGCAACGAATTCTGATTGCTCACTCGTAGCCCCCCCAACGTGCGTAAGGCTTTCTCACCAACTCGTGAAATCTACCAGCCACCATCTCGCTTTTGTCCAGCTCCGACAAGGACTCGATCTTCAGGACTGCCTTCACGTACTCCTTGGCCGTGTCCGGCGACCAGCTCTTCATGACCCCTGATCGCGTCTCTGTCAGATATTGCACGAACATGGGAGACGTGATCATCAGGTGCGCCTGCTGAGACAGCGTCTGCTTTTTTCGCGCGCGCTCGACCACTGACTGCTTGACCTGATCGACAGGCTGCTCGTCATCTGTCAGTTCGACCATGATGACCTGAAACGTAGACCCGGGCGTCTTCCCGTGACGCTTCTTGAATCTGGCAAACGGATGGACTTCGGCATGCTCATCCAGCCAGAAGCGTACCGTCTGCCCTGCTGGCGTCTCCCCCCACGCGGCCAGCATCAATTCATCCGAGTACACCATCTCCCCGGTTTCCATGCTCGCGATCGCAGCGTGAAACCGAGTGCCAGCCCGATCGCCTCGGCGTCGAGTGAACGTCTTGAACGGATGCGCGCGATCTACCGAATCCCCCATGATCCGAAGATCAAGGGTGCGACCGGACTCCAGCTCCCATTTCGCGTTCAGTATCTCGCATTCGCCCTCAAAGGCGACGAGGCTTTTGATCTCGCTCGCTTGATGTTCAGGTGGGTGATGAAGCGCTGCGTCGCTAGGCTGATAGGCGTCGGATCGTAGGTGTTCCACTGTCGCGGTGGCCATGTCTTGAACCTCTCTTGGTATGCGTATGCCGCCCATCCGATCCGGTAGTTCTTCTGCTTCGCGTACCACAACAGCTCGGTGAAAAACCTCATCTGCTCCAGCGGCGATAGCTCGTGCTTGTTCTCGTCATCGAACGGGATCAAGTCCCCATCGACGATGATGAACCTCTCCGCAAGCGCGGTGAAGTGATGCCCGCAGCTCGGGCAAGTCAGAGATGCGATAAAAACGGTGCTGCACTTCGGACATGTCAGATTCCTGAATGGCTTGCGCTTGACCTCGCCATTCGAGTCCTTGTACGTCGCCTTGGGATCTCGAACCCCATTCAACGACCAGTAACGCTCTTCCTCCACGAATCCGTGGTAGTGCACGTTGCCCGCATGGTCCAGCACCAGACAGTCACTCTTCCCGGGCGCGATTCTCATGCCTCTGCCGATCATCTGAATGTACTTGACGATGCTCTTCGTCGGGCGAGCCATGACAATGCAGTCCAGCTCCGGCAGATCAAACCCGTAGGTAGCCAGATCCACGTTGCACAACATCTGCGTTTCGCCAGAGCGAAACCGATCGAAAATCTCGTCGCGCTGCGTTGTAGACATCGTCCCATCGCAGTGCTCTGCGGCCACGCCCGCTTTCCGAAACTCCTCGGCCATGTAGACGGATTGCTCGATCTTCGACGCAAACAACACCGTCCTGCGGCCGCCCGCATGCCGCATCCAGTGCCCGACAATGTCGCCCAGCAACGGCATCATTCGCTCTGCCGCTTGCCCCTGATCCCAGTCACCCATGCGCGTCTTGACGCGCGCCATGTCGGGAGCCGATGGAGCAAGGTATTTCGGCAATACCAGATACCCCTCATCCACAAGCTGCTTGATCGTGGCCGCCGCAATCAGTTTGTCGAACAGGTTGCCCATGCCCCTGCCGTCGAATCGCCCCGGCGTAGCAGTGAAGCCGTAAATCTTCGCGTCCGGGTACAGCTCCATCAGCTCAAGTCGATTCTCGGTGATGTACAAATGCGCCTCGTCGATGAAGATCACGTCCGCGCGCGGAGGCTCAATCTTCTTGTCCTTCAAAACGCGCCGAGTCAACGTGTCCACCGAAGCCACCTGAACCTTCGCGTACAGGTTCGGCTTGCGAGATTGCGCAGAAATCACCCCGTACTTGAACTCGCACCAGTCGTCTAGCTTCGAGCACAACTGATCGATCAGCTCGTGGCGCGGCGCAACCATCAGTACGTACTTGCCCGCCTCGGTCGCGCGCTTGGCCATCTCGCTCATGAGCACCGTCTTCCCTGACCCAGTCGGAGAGGCAACCAGAATTCGCCTCTCGGGCCTTGCCTCAATCCTCTCGATGGCCTTCTGCTGATACGGCCTGAGCTTGACACTCATCGACAAACCTCCCCGGACTACCCGTATTGCGGAATTGGTACGGAGCCCGAGACCCGCCGACCAGCGTGACCCACTCCGCCCCATCTCGAACCAGCGCGCGCTCCATGCGTCTCGCGCTCTCGCTCTCGATGTCGTCCGTCCACGCGACGACATGCTGGCCATCCACGGGCCAGAAAAACAGCATCGGATCGGCCGATTTTTCGTACAGCAACAGGTTGTCTTGCCCCTTCCGGTTCCCGGAGTAGAACCGTTTCGGGGCCACGACGATCAGCTTCGGAGCGTCCCCACTCCGTAGACGCGACAGCAAACCCAGACCCCCTTCCGGAAGCCTCTGCGTAGGACGCGGTTCCCGCACAACCCACCCCCTATCTACTACTGGCACGTCCTGCCAGTAGCTACCAAGGCAGGATAGGACACCCCTCCAACCCCCCCAGCATCCAGAGGGAGCTGCCGAGCGAGCCGAAGGAAGACCCTCGCTATGTTACACCGTTGACACAAGGTGTAACAATCGCGATGGCCTCCCTGATCGATGTCGTCAGCACCCATCGGGTTGCCGCGTCGCATCGCCGCCCGGGTTCGCGAGTCCGCGCCCAAGCTGGTCGGCCCTTCCCGGGGGAACTCCCGGTCCTACGTGGTGCCGACAACTGGCATGCACTGGGGTCTTGCTGCACGCCCTCGTTCTTCACGGGGGCAACTCACCCAGACACCCAGCCGAGTGTCCACTGCCGCTGTGTAACCCATTGTAGCGGCGGTTCGGCTGGCCCAACCGAGACGAGGACGCATAAACCAGCCGGTTGTCCGGTCTGTCTGGCAGAGGGGCTTCAGTGGGGGCTTGCGTGACAAGGCAGAACATGTGAAAGTTCGCCTGTCAGTGAGACGCCACTGGCTAGCCCGAGCTGCCTGTTACAGACTCGTGCAACGCCCCCTGATAACCAAAGGTTGTCCGGGGGCGTTTCTTTTATGGCCCAGATCCAGCCCCGTGTCAAATTTCCGGCCTGATTTGACTTCAGGCCGCCACTGGAGTATGGGCGCGTTCCCGGTACTCCACGATCTTGCGGGTCAGGTTCTGAAGCTGCGGGCTGGTGTCGTTCACCCGAGAACGCTCGCGCAGCAGCAGCAGCCACAGCGTCTGCAATTCACTCAGCGTGAAAGTCGCCTCGATCACTCGGTCGTCCATTGCCGGAATCCCAAGGTTGTCCATTGCGACAGATCGTAACACAGGCCAAAACCAAAAAACACAAGCCGATGCCGTTTCTCTAGTTTGTGTCGGGGTTGTGTTTGTTGTAACGATGTGTTACAATGCCCCCCTGACACCAATCAGGAGAAGCTCATGTCCGCACGTCAAATAGAAGGCTTCGACTACCGCCTCGGGAAGCAGGTCTCGCGCAGCCGTCGCGAGTGGAAAGAAGAACTCAGGAAGGCTGAAGCAGCAGGCGCTCGCGTCATCCGCAAGGAAGGCGACACGCTCGTCGTCCCGCGCGGAGCCTCCGTATCGTTTGAGATATGGGAGGTAGTCCGATGAACTACTTGATCCGTTTGTCGGAAAGGCCGCGCGACTTTCAGCGCGCCCGGGTCTACAAGGCAGAGCAAGAGGCTTTCAGGAATCACACAGTACTCGACTCCATCTTGCCTTCGCTAGAAGAGTGCGAGAAGTACCTTAAGCGCGTGGTCAGGATGAAGCGCTTGAGCTGCATCGAGTACGCGCCTGATCATCACTCTCACACACTGAAGCAAGGCTGGATGCCAGTCATCAAGGATGGGCGCGGTAGCGTGTTCGCTCGGGCACTGGGAGGCGAGATTCACCTGCCGCATTGGGCTAGAAAGCGCTGGGTCATTCTTCACGAGCTGACCCACCTTCTGATGCCGCCACACCTTTCATCTCACGGCTGGGAGTTCTGCGCGACCTACCTCAAGGTCGTGCAATACGCGGAAGGTCGAGAAGCGAGCGACCGTCTCAAGGCGGCGTTCCAGAAACATCGAGTTCGTTTCCGCCCCAAGCGAAAAGTGACGATGACCCCTGAGCGACGTATCGAGCTGGCCGATCGAATGGCAGCTATGGGATCGCCTAGGAGGGTGGCGCGATGAACATCTTCTGCACAGACTCTCATCGTCCGAGCCCGGTAGAGATCGCCTCTGCCCTGATTGAATTCGCCAGCCGGTCGAGCAATAAAATCGAGGCGGGGTTCTTCCGCATGGCGGCCGAAGCAGCAGCCAAGGCTGAGGTCTTTGAGTTCGGCGACGTTCCTGAAAAACGTCTCAAAGATGAAGCAAAGCGCGGCGGAGAACTGTACAACGCGAAGCTACTGGACCTGCCGTATTCCTCAGTCATCTACTGGTATAACTGCGTGCCGGAGCCCGAGACCGTCAGCTCTTTAACCGAGATCTATGACAAGCACACAGATGGCAAGCTGCCGCTTAGTTCAATCCTGACCGAAGCCGGGGTGCGATTTATGACGCTTGCGTTCAACAAGCGGGCTTTAGGGATTGACGAAAATATCGGGTCGTCTATCTGTGCGCTCGACTTCTCGCGTTTGAACGACATGCTGAAGCAGGAAATCGATGTTCGTCGCAAGGAGGGATTCGCGTTGATTAGCGGCGGGGTCTTTTCCAGCGCTAACAAGTCTGACTGGGAAGGAAATCTCTACTACCCAATGGACGACGAGTTCTTTGAAAAGAACGGCAAAGCTCCCGCGCTCGGGTCGCTGGCCGATGGCGTCATGTCGATGTCGATGATCTTGCAGACCAAGGGCATCGGGCTTCGCAGGGAAGAGCCGTCAGAGAAGCTCAACAAGAAGCGCGCGGCTTCCGGCAAGCCGCTAATGCCCGCAGTGACCTACGTCAACGCCAAGGCTTACTTCGAGGCGGCGAGAAATACCAGACGGGGAGGGTCTCACGCAAGCCCGGTCCCCCATCTGCGACGCGGCCATATCCGCACGTATGAGGACGGCCGGAAAGTCTGGATTCGCGATGCACTGGTGAATTGCAGATCCATCTCGGAACTTCATTTGCGGGACAGATACGAAGTCGAAACAGCTTGACACACTCGGTTACTTGCAATAAGGTTGGCTCGGGTACAACGGAGGGCTCATGGCTACCACACAGAGAATTGCTACGCTGTCTCAAGATCAAGTCATCACTGCGCTTGATCGGATTCGCGACACGTTCGTTTCGCTTGCCAAGCAAGCTCCCGTTCCACTCGATTGGAAGCGCGAAGTCGGTTTCGCGGTCCAGATCATCATGCGAGATGATCGACTTTTGCAGTGCGACCTTAGCTCCATCGTCAATGCAGTCGTCAATCTCGCTGCCGTCGGATTGACGTTGAACCCCATCAAACAGCAGGCCACCATCGTTGCGCGATGGAACCGTGACAAGCGCTGCTACGAGGCCGGACTGACCATCATGTATCGCGGCCTTGCCTATCTTGCTGGTCAGGCTGGGGTCACCAACATCGTCACGGATGTTGTGTACTCGGCCGACGAGTTTTCAGTCAGCCGCACCGATCAGGGCGATCAGTACGTTCACAAGATCAACGTCACCACGCCTCGGGATGGAGTCAGCAACAAGTTCGTCGGCGTCTACGTTGCGGCTCGCATGCCCGGCAACAAGGCTCTGCCCAAAGTCGAATGGATACCGGCCGAAGACATCTACGCGATGCGCGATCAGTCGGATGGGTATCGGGACGACAAGGGCGAAGTCCGAAAGAATTCCCCGTGGGTGAAATGGTTCGATGAGATGGCGAAGAAGTCTGGGCTCAAGCGGGCTCAGAAACGGTGGGAGGAATCCGCCATCGACAGCCCGCACTGGGAACGGCTCCAGCAGGCGGTCAGCATCGACAACGTTACCGAGGGCGTCATCAAGCCACGAGACAGCGACATTGTCGTGGAGCAGGACAAGCAGAAGCTGTCGATGGAGCAGATTGCAGAGATCGAAAGACTGGCCAGCGAAGTCTGGCCTTCGACTGAGCTCAAGCCGAAGCTCACCGAAACTGCGATCACGCGGATTTGCCGGGCCTACAAGGCGAACGCGCTCAGCGAGATTGATGAAGACCGATACAACGAAATCATCTCTCGCATCGCGGATGCTCGCGCAAGGGTGGCGTCATGAGCGAATACCTGAGCGAAGAATGGCGCAAGGAGCGGCTCGGGATCATCACGGCAAGCCGGATGCACCGTGTCATCAATGGCACTCCGAAGGGCTGGCTGTCTTTCATGCAGCTTCTGAAGACCGAGATCGAGAATCCAAATCTGGTGCTGTCCTCGGAGCCGGTACGTACAGCAGCTTTGGAGCACGGCAAGGAAACCGAGGATCAGTGCAAGGCGAACATCGAGCTGGACCTAGGGGTCGAGCTGGAAACCGCTGAGTTCAAATTGCACCCGACTATCCCGTACATCGGCGCGACTTCTGATTTTCTGTGCGACTACAAAGGGTTCCGTTGGAACGGTGAGATCAAATGCCCGATCAAGCTGGAGAATCACGTTGAGGTGCTGACACAGAAGCGCGTGCCTAACAAATACGTGCCGCAGGTTCAGTGCCAGATGGCCGTACACGGTCTTGATCGGACCCTGTTTGCAAGCTACTACCACGACATGCCGGATCCCAGCATGAGGCTCGTGGTCATTGAGGTTCCCATAGACCGCGACTACCAGCAGATGATGTTGTCCCGGTGCGAGAGGTTCTGGGACGACTTTCTGGAATTCCGCCGTAATGGTGGAGTCCTCCCACTAACCCCAGCACGGACGCCACAGAGGTTTTGACAATGGATACCACAGTTTCAGAGTCACCTTCTGGCACAGAGCCTATCGCAAACTTCATGCCAGATGCGGAACTCGTTCCTTTAGCTCAAGGAATCGACATCGCCCCTTTCATCCGCGTCAGCAATTCCCTCGGCGTGTTCAGGGCGAACGCAGAGGATTTTGCGGGACAGTGCTCGCGCGCCGAGATCTCGGACGCTCAGTCCTATCAGGCTGGGAACGATCTGCTGCAATTCGCCTCTGCTCAGCTCAAGCAGCTTGAGGCATACCGCAAGTCAGTCAAGCAGCCCATCGACGACTACGCCGCCTTGATTCAGTCTGTCTTCAAGCCGATCAAGGAACAGTTCGAGAAGGCTCGGGATGAGCTGTCAAAGAAGATGCTCGCTTGGCGCAACGAGCAGGAGCGCATCGAGCGGGAGCGCGTCGAGGCGGCTCGCAAGGCGGCCGAGGAGGAAGCGCTGCGAATCGCAGCCAAGGCGGAGGAGTCCGGCAACACGATGGGCGCGAACGCT